TCACCAGTACCATAATCCCAATCGCCGCCGGTTTCAGTATGAATTAAACTGCCATTTGAATATAACTTTAGACTTGTGCCCGATCTGCACACCGCTACGTGATTCCATGCATTGTAATTTATATTTCCACCAGTTGTTCTAATATCAAACGCTCCCACCCCCTGTTTATTAATATCTAATGCTAGGTTTCCTCCCGTCCAAGTAGCTAATCTAAATAAACCTGCGGATCCAGGCAATAAATCGCATATAACACTAAAATTATTAGTAGGATAAACGAAGCATTCAACCGTAAAGTCATTTGTTCCTAAATTAGCTCTTTGCCAATATGGTGCTCTAATATAGTTATTGGTTGTTCCATTAAATTTTAAACTATACCCGCCACTACGATACGGGCTAAACGTACCAGCGTGGGCATCTCCAGTTACTGTAATGCTATGGTTATTTGAAGACGTATCAGTAATATTATTATTAACACCATTAAATGAAGTATCATAGGTATATACTGTATCTCCAGTATCTAAAACACTTATAAGAGTGTTTCCATTATTGGCATATGATAATCCTTGTATACTGTTTTGCTGATATTTTATCGAAGGCGCTGCGCCTAAAACTGTTGCATTTGATACGTTCCAAGCAGAGTCAATAGGATGTTCTATAATATACTTATCAGACGCGTTGTTGCCATATATCATTGTAAGAGAAGTACCAGTAGAATTAAAGTCCATTCCTGTTATAGTATGACCATATACCCAACTTAAATTTAGATAAGCATTTGTAAATCCAGTACCTGAATTATCAGAGGTAGTGGATCCCAAATCCCAAGGTGTACTTAACGTCATAGACATTACATATCTAAGCCCTGCCATATACATTCTTGTACCATCTGGTTTAAATGTTAAAGCTGTATAGCTATGGGTGGAATTCGCATGTCTAGCAGATTTAGATGCATAGCTAATTGTCGAGACATCCCAAGCAGTGCTCAAAGAATATTGGTAAACATACCCGCCAGAACTGCTAACAAACATAACCGTACCGTCTGGCTTAAATCTAAAACTTTGACTTGTATCTGTAGAAAGTTCTGTAAGTTCACTGCTGGTAGCTACATAACTGGCAGTAGAGGCATCATAAGCAGTAGAAACGCTATATGAATACACATATCTATTAGACGATAAAACAAACATTTTTGTCCCGCTATCACCAAATACCACTTCAGTAGGGGAAGCAGTTTGTGCACCAATAGAAATTGATGATACTTGGTTACTCGCTGATGGCGCACTGTATGGTTTATTTGATGTAGCAGTAGCCAGTAAAGTAGTATATCTACTGTTAGTTACATATGTAATAAAATTTAATGTAAAGCTATTAGCGCTTGTAGCTGTATTAATACCGTCGCTAGCTGTGAATGTTAGACTAAATGTGCCAGCATAAGCTTCAGTTGTAGAAGGAGTAACAGTGAATACATTATCGCTCTGAGCAACAGTAGCGGTTGTGCCACCTCCATTAGTTAAGCTTCCAGCCGTTACGCTATATCCATATGTTAATGGCACGTCTTCAGGGTCATTTGCTGTAATTGTAATTACAGTAGCAGTTCCATCAGTTGCTAAAGTAAACGGAGTTGTTCCTGCTGAAGCATCTTGTACAGAAGTAATATTAGGGTTAGTGTTTACTAGCGATATAGAATACCACCCAGAACCATTATTAATGTAAAACCTATTAGTACTATTAACATAAGCCATAGCACCGGCATCATTACCTGACAGCGGTAAAAGCTCAGCGGAATCATAAACAGAAGCTCCAGCAGCTACATCTGCAAATACTATTCCTCCAGATCCAGTACTTTGAAGGAACTGCCCATTGCTGCCACTATCTAGCACATTAGCTAATGTGCTTAAATTCTTTGCATTCGCTGTCATTGTTTAGCCTCTATACTACTTTAACTTTAAAATTGGCAGATATAATAGAAGTAAATTCAACTGTACTTGTTCCAGCAAAATTTGCTCTATAATCAGTTTCAGGCACCGCTTGTCTATACTTTGATGCCGCATCATAATTAATTGTAACACCATCTGATATTGGGCTAGTACCAGAATCAGCATATAGCGCAATCATTAGATCTAATGTATCTGCACTATCTTGGCTAAAATGATATCCATCAGCTACTGAGTCAAGTTGAGCTTTATTCATTCTATTAAACGCCTGAGATGTTAAAGCTTGCTGTAGTGTTGCGTGTTCGTTATTGTTTGTACCATTGACCCAAGTTTCAGACGTGCCATACTCTGATTCAGTTCCAGCGGTATATTGATATATTACATCATTAGCGCCTATTGCATAAAATGTGGCACCATTATGCGAATAGAAAAATGCTTCAGGTACCGTTGTTTGACTTGATATTGACACTGAAATACCATCTTTATTTATGGTTGATAAATCCCAAGGTGTAGACAAACTATATTGATGTATTGCATCAGTATTATATCCAGCAAAATATAATTTTGTACCAGTATTGTTAAATGTTACTCCAGTAGTACTACCTTCAGATGACGGCGCTTGATCAAAGCGAATCTCTGCTAAATATGCATTACTAGTAACATCAAGCGTGGATAAATCTCCAGGAGTAGAAAGGGCATATTCTCTTAACTTATCGTCTTGACGGCTACCAACATAAAATCTAGTATCGTTTTTGCCTATAGAAATTATCTCTGTACCGTACGCGTCTGCTGGGCTTTTTAATACATTATTATATGAACCGGTAGAAATGTCCCATGGCGTAGACATTGTAAATTCCATAATACCACCATTAGTACTATATGAACCACAATAGAATTTAGATCCATTTGAATTGATAGTAAGACTTGATAAAGGATTATTACTATTTGTTGACATTGCACTTACTAAACTAAACGTTTTATTGTCATAAGAAGCTGTTGAGATATCATATGCAGTAGAAAGAGTATATTGAAATATTCCCCTAACACCACTAGACGCAGATTGACAAACATAAAGTTTAGTGCCATCTGGCTTTATAAAAAGATCTAAAGCAGATGTGCCTTCCGCAGAAACGTCCTTTGATTTATTTGCATACGTGGTGCCAGTTAACGATGGAACAGAAGTTCCGCCATTATTATTATATTGCCAAGTTCCGGAATTATTCTTTGCAATTTTTCTTACACCATCTGATGCCTTTGCTACACCCCAACTTGTTCTATTGTCTGTCGAGACTGCATAGAATATATCACCAGCATTCTTGGTTTCGTCTGCTGCCATGGAGTTGATATCTAACCAGCTTGATGAATTGATTTGACCAGAAGAAGAATTAGTAAGAGCTGGAGAGTATGTAGAGTATGGATGTACTGAAGTAGTTCCACCTGTAATTTCGTAGAATTTATTATCACCAGCATATATAGCCCACATTCTTTTTCCATCATGAGACATTTGAAGGCCACCATAATTGATGGAATTGGTATTCCCAGTTAATGATGATAAATCTATAGTGCCTGATGTTTTTGTTAAACTATTACCAGAATTACCTACACTAAATGCACTTCCTAGTGCATATACTTCAGTACCGGCATTCCCTAAATTACTGCCATGCATCATAATTTTTAACCCATCTGCCGATATTACTATTGCTTCTGGATCTATATTTCCATCAAAGTTTGCAAAAGATGTATATGACATAGTAGACATATCCCATCCAGTCGAAAGTGCAAATTCAACAACTGAGTGGTATGGATTATTATCCCACATTATTGTTATCATTTTTGTTCCATCAGAATTAAATTGAAAACTGAAGGGATTAAAATTCGTTGTAGACGGAACTCCATCAGCACCACTAAAACTATTCCAGTTTCCGCCACTATTAAGATAATAATAGCCATTGTAAGACTCTGTACTTGGTGACCAAGGTGTACTCAGTGTAAACTGTTTTATTGCATCAGTTCCATGATCACCTACAAAAAGTTTTGTACCATCAGAGCTTACAGCTAACCCATATTGAGTAGTATTAAGTTGCCCACCAAAATTATCGCCCGCAGCTTCAGTCATAGTAGACAGATCAAATGCTGTAGATAAGTTCCATCTTTGTATGTTTCCAGATGTCATAACAAGTGCTATAGTTCCTGTAGGATTAAAAACAACATTACGAAGACCATTAAATGCGCTTGAGGTAGGTGAAACATTATTATTGTAAACCATTGAAGCACCAGCACCACTAGAACCTGTGGGAAATACAATATCTGATGCTACTGAATAACCACTCAATTGAATACCACTACCATCAGCCTTACCTTGAGCACCGAACAGTTGCCATGAAGAAATTGTAGATGTATCCGCAAAAGCAGTAACTGACTGATATGTTCCAGAAGTTGCTGTAATAATAGCAGAACCAGAGTTACCGACTACTTTCTTACCTACATCTGCTTCGTTAAATGCAGTACTAGTAGACACTGAAAACTGTCTTACATAACCATTGAAACTATCACTTATATACATCTTACTGCCGTTGTTATTAAAAGTTATATCGGCTGCGCCCGTAGTACCTCCAAATAAAGTAGTTACATCTGCGCTTGTGTTTGTGTAACTTACTGTACTAATATCATATGCGGTACTTAGAGTAAATATATGTGGTCCTTTAGTCGGCACATCATCGTTATTATTGACAAATAGTTTTGTTCCGTCATTATTAAATTCAATTCCATAGTTTGCCCAGCCGGTGCCGGATAGAACATACAGTGTTTGGCTTCCTGCAGTGCTAAGATCATAATTGGTTGATAGAGAATATTCTGCAATTCTACCACCAGTTGCGCCGCCATCAACTATTGAAACAAAAACTTTTGATCCATCATTATTAAAAGTAAATCCCCAAGCAAAATTATGAGCTGTCAAATTTAAATTTACGGAATCGTAGCTTGCTGTACTGATGTCATACGCAGTACTTAAAGAGTACTGCCAGATTCGACTTGAACTTGCTGAACCATTCCAAGCCACAGTATAGAGTTTAGTTCCGTCACCGTTAAATCTTGAGGCAGTAGGGTATGTGAATTGACTAAAAGAGTATGTTTTACTGTCATATGTATTAGTACTTACATCATATGCTGTGGAAAGACTATATTGATATATATCTCCACTACTATTATGTGCAGTTACATATGCTTTAGTACCATTGTTATTAAATATTGTACTATAAGCTGTAAGGAATCCTGAGTATTGTGCATTTGAAACGCTATCATACGTAGCATTAGCTACATCATAGTAAGTTGTATTTGCGGCACTGTTTGTAAAAGTACCATCTCCAGTTGCGCTTGGAGTTAAATTAGCAGAAGAATAGGAAATAGGCTTTTCATCATAGAAGTCATAGTTAGTTCCGTTTGAATTAACGTCCCAGTTACCTTTACTACTTATCCCAATTTGAGGCACCTCTTTATATGCTTGAAGAATAGGAACAGGAGTAGAAGCTTTTGATAGTGTTATATTAGTTGTTTGATTTGAATCCATAGAAGCTGTAAGAGATCCAATTGTTTCTCCACCAGCGCTTACTTCACTTGTAAATGCAATTGACCCATCATCTTCAATATTAATATTTCTAGCTAGTTTTGCAAGATTAAAATTCTTAGTTGCCATCTGCATCCTCTTCATTATCATCTGGAATTTCACCTGATGACTTTTCTTGTGCTATCTGATCTTTCATCTCTTTCATCGCATCATCATCTAGTAAGAGAACGTTTTTCATTACATATTCTTTAGAGAAGAATTCACCAACATACTGCTGCATTGTATCTAGAGTCTGTAATTTTTCTCTAAGTAACTCTGCATCTCTTAATTCAGAGAAATGATTATCTCTAATATAATCAACTACAATGTCGTTCTTCCAATTATCCCAATCTTCTTCGGTAATGACACCTTTAAGCATTAACTGCTTCTTAAGAACACCTAAGAATAAGCTTGAAAACTTATTACGCAATCTATCAATAAACTTCTGAAACTTAAGCTCATCTCTATTTATCTCAGAAGCTCTACCTAGTAATCCAGCTGCTTGATCTTGTTCTAGGCGAGAAACAGGAACATTAAGAGCTTTATACATCTTCTTCTGGAAGTATAAGATATCATCAATCTGGCCTAGATTCTCACCACCCGGTAAAGTAGTAATCTCTGTACCTCTACCACCTTCCCTGCGCGGCAGCCAGAAGTCTTCGAGCATGGACATATGCTTTCGATCATCTCTGATCTTACCTGTATCAGCGTCGTACACAAGTTTATTACGATAGCGAGACATAATATCTTTCATATATGTTTCAGCTTTGCCTCTTGGCAAGTTGCCTACATCAATATAAAAGATTCTACGTTCAGGTGCTCTAGCTAGTCTGTAAATAACTAACGAGTCTTCCATCATCCGCAATTGGTTAATCGGCTTTAAAGCTTTATGAAGATGCGATACAATTCTCTTACGATCGATATCGAGCAAGCCAGAAGTAACATAAGACACAGCATCATTTGATAGCTTTACGCCTTGATTCGTTCCACCAGCCTTTTCTTGGTAGATATAAAATTCATTTACGCTCTCTACTAATGAAGCGCCAGTAACTTCGTCTTTTTTCTTTTTTACTTCTTTTACCTTACGAATCTTAGCAGCATCAATTGGTCTTATTTCTTGAATACCTGCTTTAGGTTGAGATTCATTAATAACAAGGTGGTGATATACTCTACCATCAATATACCATCTTCTAAATATATCATGACCTAACTCTTTGAAGTTAAGCATAGAACAAACATCTTCAAACTCTGTAGTAATTACTTTCTTAAGTTGATCACTAAGACCCTCAACATGATCTAAGATGAGAGTAACTGGTAGTTCATTCTCACCTGATACGATAGATTCGTTTACAATATCATCAATAGCAGCATCTACTTCAGGATGATAAGATACAGCCCGGTATTGTCTAATATTCTGAATATTATCTTTTGCGTGTTCGCCGCCATCTACGTTGACATAAGTGCCATAATGCGAACCGGCTGCTGTAACATATCCAGCTCCGTCCTCATCTACAGGGGGAACAATAGAACGAAGTTTATCATCGGACTTATCTTTTGCCCGCTTAATTTCAAATCCAAAAAGTCTTATACTATCATCAGCCATGTTCGTTCCTAAAATTAGTTATAGAGGGGCCTTTAAAGCCCCTCTATCTATTTATAGTGCTTTAAGAAGTAGTCGCTGCTTCCCAATATTGCACTTGGAATTCAACTGTAAATCTTTCAATTTCATTCTCTGAAGCATAGCTCAGATCAATTGGAGATAACCCTGTAGGGAAACATCCTCTGAAATTATAAGTTTTAGCGGTTGTGCCGTCTTTGTTAAGCTGTTCAACAATCAGGTCTGCCTCATAGTCAACAGGATTAGTAAGACCTGTATTTGCACTATGGGCATTCATTCCGTTCATCCAACGTTCCATCGCATCCCGGACATTAAAATCTGTGTCGTTAATAATAGTTGGAGTCCACACATCAAATGTACGATCCCCAGCCATTTTTAATTGACGACCACGGAAAGGAACAATAATTGTACCTACTGTTGATGCAGGCAACTGAGCTGCCTCACATAAGAACGATGTAAGTTCTACATCGCCGCCAGCATAACCTGGAAAGTTAATAGTGGCTTTAAAGAGATTAGGTCTCGCTCCACCACCACGTAACTTGGCTTTAAAATCATCTACGCCTAGTACTGCCATTTTTTATCTCCTTATACCTGCAATCCGGCTACTTCTTCGAAGTCGACACCGGTTCTAACAGCTACAAAGTTTAGTGTAATGTAGTTAATAGAGCGGGCAGGCTTAATGAAGATATTCGCAATGAATTCATTTCTATCTACCACAGTGGCAGTGTTGTTTGTTTCATCACACACAACTCTGAAATCTGTGATACCTCTTCTTCCTTTGACTTCTCTTAGGAATGGCTCTACAATGTTTACAAACTCGGCTCTTGTGAACTCATCATTGAATTCAAAGATCGTGTTTCTTGCCGCAAGTGCAATTGCGCGCTCAACAGTGTTAAACAATCTACGCACATTAATTCTGTCAAATGCAGAAGGCCGTGACATATTTGTTTTATCACCATATAGCAACACACCTTGACCCGGAAGGTTTGCAATCGGATTAACATTTGCTTTGTATAGAGCATCTCTTTCAGCTTTCGAAGGGCTGTATGAAAGAGCAGTAATACCTAAATAAGCACCTCTACGTGACCCTGCTGGTGAGTACCATGGACCGGCATCTCTATCAGAAGCTGCCATAATACCTGCAGTAGAAGATGCTGCTGGAATTTGGATATATTTATCATTGTACTTGTCATACACTTTAAGATAATTATTATCGATAAACAGGTATGAAGTATCAGAGAAAGTAGCAGCAGTAGTTAGTGCATTAGCATTAGGTGTAGATGAGTTAACAATATCTGCTCTTGCTGGAGATGTTACGACAACGCAATCTTTACGTAGTGTACCAGCTGTAGATACTAAATCATTTACTACAGTAGTTTGATCTGATCTAGTGGCCATACCTGGCGCGATAAGAAAGTCTACTTCGATATTATCTTTATCTTCAAATAGATCAAATCCTAAAGCAACTTCTGCTGTACCTAATGCAGCGCTGTTAACACCGTTAGCTAAAGACAAATTGTCTGCTGAATCTGTTACGGTATTCATCCAGATATATTCTGAAGACCTGTTGATAACATTTTTTATATAGTTAGTTGAACCATCATCATTCACGGCATTTGCATTTTCAGATACAAATGGGAATGTCTCTAGTACAGTATTTACCGATCCGGAGATATCTCCATCCTCATCAACAACTACTACATGCTGTTCATTAGCAGTCGGCGCAGCATCAAATTTAGCAGCATATGCCCAACCATCCCAGGTTAGCGGTCCAGCCACTGATACTTTTAATGAATTACCAAGGGCCCCAGCATATTTTGCAAAGACTTTACCAGTCCATGTGCCAGCTTCCCATGTATCATGATTTTTAATCAGCGCGGCGGTGCCGCTTGCGTCGGTTGCATTCCTTGCAGCAGAGGTTACTGCCCTTACTACCTGCAAAGAGCTAGAATATTTTAGAAAATGTGCAGCAGAATGAAAATCTACTGAATGTGTATCGTCTGGGTTTCCAAACTGTTCAGCCAGCCCCGCTTCGTTAGATATAAGCGTGACGCTTTCAGCTGGTCCCCAGCGAAAGTTACCTACAACCGCGCCAGTAGTAGATTGAACATTAGGCACACCGCCTGTAAGATCAACCTCTTTGACTACGATTGCCGGCGACTCCGAGGGAGTAAATAATGCCATTGTTCGTTCCTTTTCCAGTAATCGAATTATAAGTTTTACATAATACGGAATTCAATTACTGTTATTTATAATTTATTTTATTTAGTAAAAGTTATCGTTAAAATTGTGTTCAATTGCCCATGGCTCTCTAGGATCTACGGTTCTTTCTACTTCTTCTAGTCCGTCATCAACGAATCCAAACGGAACCATGTCATTATCAATTTCTTGCATTCTATTTTTATACATCATTTCTTTTAGATTAATATCAGTAATTTCGCCAAACTGGCTTGAAAGAGAAAAATATCCAAACATTACAAGATTCATCATTAGATCGTCATGATTACCATCAGATGCTTCATATGATTGCCCTTTAGCAATAAATGTCGATATTTCTAAAATAGTATTTTCGTCTACTATATCCAGTTTTTGTGTTTCTAATATGTCCTTTATAGTAGAGCATCCTAGTCTTTTAACTTTTCTATTCATTTCAATACCCAGAGCATTTGCCTTAATAGCAGACTCTACGTGCATATTTTCATATTCAAAATCATAATATAATCCATTACAGACTACTGCCCCTTGATCATTAGCCTCAATAACGACATAAGCATCATTGTAGACTTTAGCATATTTATAAATAATGTTTGGGAAGAGAATAGGTGAAATAGTATTATTGCGATAAACAGCAACCTGTTTAAAAGGTCTTGTGCTAATATCGATCACATTAAATGTAGAATAATCCTGTCCTCTTCCCTTCGATACATCAACAGTCATAATATAATCATGATCTTTTTGTGTTTCTTCATATATGTAAACACTATTACCTTCTAGCATCGACTTGGGCGGATTAGCTCTTAGAGCCATTAATGTTTCTGCATTAATTAGAGTATCACCTGTACCAAAAAATGTATTACCGAACTCCTGATCAAATTGCAGCTGCGAAGTGTTAGAAATGGTTTGCAGTTTCCACTCGTCATCTCGACCTGGTACATCCCACCAATCTACTCTGAATGGCGTATATTCATTTACACCTTGAATAGCTCCTGTCCATATCTTTTCAAATATATTGCCGATACCATTAGCAGTAGAAGTAATAATAACCTTTGTATCTTTACCAGAAGAAATAACAGGATATGTTGATGTATAAAACTCTGCTGCTCTTTCAACAAATGCAAACTCGTCAAGGTACAATAAGTTAACTGACATACCACGAATAGACGATCCGGACGTAGCTGCTGCAATAATTCTACTATTATTTGAAAACTCTATAGATCTTTTATTAAGAGCTCTACAACCAGGTTGTAAAAAGAAAGGAAGATTCTCTAGCATAAGAGTAATACGTGCTAACATCTCACCGGCAGTCGCGCCTTTATTTGCAAGAATCGCAACAGTTTTTTCTGGATTAAATAGTACATACCATAAGAGATATGCGACTGAAGATATAGATTTACCTGATTGTCTACAAGCCAATACTATATTAAATCTATTGTCATTAAATTTCTTAAACATCTTTTCTTGATATGGATAAAGTTCAAACGGAACTAATCCTTTATCAAGTGATATAATTTTACAGTAGGTTGAAGCAAAGTAACCAGGGTCTTTCATACACTTAGCATATTCAGCTACTTCAGCGGTGGTCCAATTATGGGTAATACCATCTCTTTTTACATTGATATTACCATTGTAAGAATCAGTCATCCTTCTTGTAATCACTAATGTCAACTATATTTTCCTCATCATCTTGTTGCCGCAACATTCGTTGCAGTTCACTTGTAGAACCAATAAACACATTATTGGTAGTTTGACCTGGTAATTCCTTTACCTCATCAGTTTTATCGAAGTCTTTTTTCTTCTTATGAAGATCCATAAGTGATCCATTAATATCACCAACATTTTTCATCATATTAGAAAGAACCTCAAAGGCTCTAGGATGTTCAGTAGCTCTAGCTACTTCCATCATATCATCTAAAGCTTCAGAGCCTTTGTTTAAAAGATCGTGGTATATTCTTCTTGAGTATTCAAAGTCATTTTCTGCATTATCTTGAGTCATATCATTACACTATATTAATAATCCCGGCCATTGAATCATGGGATGTACATTGGTATCTTAATCTTAACGGAGCAGACATTGAAGGCACTATCGTAACGTTTCCTGTTGCATTACTATCTCTATTATTTGTTACTCCTGTATCATAGGAATTACCATCGCTATCCTGTATCTCTAGCGGATGAGCTCCTGTATTATTAATAAATATGTATGCATCACCTCTTCTTAAATATAAAGTGGGGTTATTTTCAGATGTTGGAAAAAATCTGTTTCTTGTATCAGTAAATATATACGCTGAAGTACCTGAAGCTCCTAGATTAAACGCATGCACATTAGCGAATCCATTCATATTCAAATCTCCCCCTAGAGCTGGAGAGGAATCTTCTACAATGTTAGCTAAACTTAAAGATAATACCACCGCTGAATCAACTTGATCTGCGCCGATCTGCCTTGCTTGTATATAAGCTGAATCGATTAATCCCGTGACCGAAGCCGAATCTAAAGACTGTCTAAGTTGAACATAGTTTGAATCAATTAAAGCAATCGTATCAGCCTGAAAATCACCTGCAAACGTATATTTCCTTTGTTTTAAAATTACATAATCTGAATCTACAGTGCCTTTTACTTCATCTTCATAATACGTCGTATAGTCCGGAGCTCTTAACGCAACATAAGCAGAATCAACCCGCGTAGATAAAAATGTATTTCCTACGTGCGAATCTATAATACCTACAGCGTCGGTAGAATCAAACTTGGTATAACCTTCTCCTGCGATTAAAGAGGAAACCGCCGCAGGGTTTGTTGCGTATGTATTGATATAACTGCTGTCAATTAAATTAATAATTTCTGATGAATCTAATAGTAATTGAAATGCTTCTGCGGAATCAAGAGCTACAGTTCTAGCAATAGTGGCTATACCGGCCGAATCAACAATTCTGCTGTCTAGCTCGCTGAAGTTAGTATCCATCTCTGTGTGAGTAAGAGCTGAACCCTTTGTGCTTCTTAATGTAATTGCCATGTTATCCCTCGATGCTAAAATAATCGGTTATTACATAACCGTTAAGTACATAAGATCTATTATCTTTTTCTTCTATGACTTCAGTGAATCCGAAGTCGCTATCTGCTAAACCTATAGCTGTTAATGGGTCCGGAGTAACCGTAACTCTTCCTGAGAAATCTTCTCCTGACACACCAGCATTCATATCATATATGTTATTTATAGACTTCCTAATAACGTTCTTAGGCAGTATGGGTCCATAAAAATTTATCCTCATATCAAATGTAAGAGTATATAAAATAGTTCTTCTTTGCTCTAAAGCCCCTTCATAGTCATCAGAAAAATCAACACCATTTAAAGCAATAGGAACGTCTTCTTTAATATCAGGGTAATCAGTAAATGGCTTTAGTGTTAGTGTATATTGAGGATTAAAATATGGTAAAACTTGCTCAACTACTTGCAATGCATCATCTTGTGTTTTGGCGTATATATTTAATTGAAACCCTAAATTATATGGCACATATGAATAAAACTTATTTCTAAGAGCATTAGAAGTGCCGGCCTGCTGAAAATTATTAGTTTTCTGTAGCTGCCTACCTTGATCGTATGCAATAGAAACAATCTCAAAAGACATCCGAGGTAACTTCATTGCTACTTGAGTATTAGCATCTAAGTCTGGGTTTTCTCTAATTCGTTCTAAGAACTTGTTTTTAGGCGCATAAGATAACGGAACTTTAACCTGAGAAATAACTTGATTAGAAGAATTTTTACGAATGACATAAATATTATTAAACAGCGCACCGAATACTGCAACGCTTTTTCTTAACCGCTCATGATAGAAATGATTACCAAGCATAATTAACCCTTGTATATCTTCTGTAGAACGTCTTCGAACTCTTCTACTTTGGTTAAACGATTAGGCCAGAGAATATAATCTTTCTCTGGATTCTTTTTTAAATTATTCAAAAGCGGAACAATAGCGTTATATAGATTATTTAGTCGCTCTTCATAACCAGAAGCTTCTGAACTTACTTTTTGTACTGCTTCTATTCGATCTTCATCGACCGCAGTAAATCCGAAATCAAACATATCAGCCACTCGGATCACCAAATGGATTTGATTCTGTAAAGTCTAAAAAGCTATCTCCAATAGTATTAAAGTCGTCATTTTGTTCATTCGCAGATATTTGATTATCTTCAGTAACAGCTGTTACAGTTGCAACTGAGGTAAGACTTGATATCTGTAATGCAGTAGTAAACTCGTGATATAAACCATCACTGGCTCCTACATGGATTAGGCCAAGAACGTTATCTGAATCAGACCATTTAGAGATCTCCCCTTGCATGGTCACGCCGGTAGAAAAGGTCTGAGTAGCTGTCTCACCAATAATAAATCCATTGCTGGCAGAATCTAAAGTGAGCAGATACTCATATGCATGCGCTCTTTCAATAACATCAATTGCATCGATACCGGTATCAAGATCTTCATCGTTATACTCGAACAATTCTGTTCTTAACTTATATGTGGGTAGATTGCTTAACTGATAGAATGGTTGTTCATGCTCAACTTGCATAATCTGAAATAGTTTATTAGACAGCGGAAGATAAATTAAATCACCCTCTAGAGGTCTTACGCTACTAAGCTCATTATCGTACCTTGCGACCGAATTAGCCCAGCGCTTTCGCGATACAACAAATGTTGCTTGGTCTCTTATCTCTACTCCAAACTTAGTAAATAAATCTCCCTCACCATCAAAACCTTCTACGTTCTCTATGTACATTTCAATCTTATATGAAGAATTAAATCTAGAAGGTACGTCATCGCCTAAGATTTTATCTTCATTAACAATATCTCTTGGGAGATAATAAACATCTTGACCATAGATTTTTAAAGATTCTATTATAATATCTTCATATAAATCTTGTTCAGATCTTACTTTTTGACTGAAATAGTGATTAGTTGCCATTAACTACCCCATAAAGAAATCAGCCGGCAATTCATGCTCTAGTCTGATTTTCTCTCTTAATTGAGCTATCTCTTGAGTAGCATCTTCAAATATCTGTCTACCATTTAGCTGCACTCCGCCCGGAAGTACCATACCTTCAAATTTAATAAGGTTAGATCCCCATTGCTGTTTAATGAGTGCTGTAGTATATTCCTTTAACCACATGTCATTATAAATCGCAGCATGACTAGAGCCACTTATGATCTGATAACATTCGGCAATCAAATAATCATCTTCTTTAATATCACCATCAGAAAAGTCGCCGTGAATATATAAGCGGTTCTGGTTACGCACATAGCTGACCTGAGGGTTACCGGTTAACTTCATGTCAAGGACTGACAAATACTGTTGCATTTGTTCATAGTAACCTAAATCGCCAATAAAACTGTGAAGATCAGCAATATCATTAAGATGCATCTGATATTTTATATCAAAGAAATTTCTACCGGCACTACCTGATGGAATTCTAAATAATCTTTGTACTTGAATAATATCTGATGATATATTAATATATTCATTAGTCACATCATCAGCTGTGACTTGATGTTTAAAAAAAGTCCTAAACGTGCCTTCAGAGTGAAATTCTCTAAAGTATTGCAGCGCCTCATCAAGGCGATCCTCTAATTGATCTGGGTCAACGTTAATTTCAATTACTGGTTCACCCAGCCGGCGAAGACAATATTCAATAAGAGTTGCTCTTGAAGTAGGGACAGCCATATGATATTCCTAAATTACTTGATACTATTTATAATATTAGCACTATTTATAATAAAAAAAATGGCAGCCAAAGCCGCCATTTAAAATAGTGTAAGACAGTTTTACTCTCCTGATTCTTCTTCTGGCTTTAGTGACTCTGTAAGAGCAGCGCTAAAGACTCGTTGAGCGGCCTTTAATTGTTCAGTTTGAAACGAAAGATCGTTAAGTTTATTTGAAATATCTCTTAATTGAGAGATCGCATATTTCTGTTCATTGTTAAGACTATCAATTTCATATTCCTTATCGTTTACCACGACTGTAGGAACTTTATTCTCTTCTGTCATTATTATCTCCTAGGACATTATATAGTTAATATGGTATATATTATTATTTTATAGCACTCTTGCTTTTAAATTTGCTGATATCTTTGATGTTAAATCCACTGAGTTTGTAGTAGTAAACTCTACATCGTACTCAGTACCATGTATCGCCTGTTTGTACTTTGATGCCGCATTATAATTAATCGTAACACCATCTGATATTGGGCTAGTACCTGAAGTAGCATATGGTGCAATCATCAAGTCGAGAGTATTAGCACTGTCTTGGCTAAAGTGGTATCCATCAGCTACTGCATCCAACTGAGCTTTATTCATTCTGTTGAATGACTGAGTGCCAAGAGCTTCTTGAAGAGTTGCGTGCTCATTATTATTGGTACCGTTTACCCAAGTTTCAGATGTTCCGAAACCTGTAGTAGTAGTAGTAAAAGAATTTGCGCCATAATTTGATCCGCCAGAAGATTTACTTTTAGTAACATATAATTTCTTTCCGCTGTTTGCCCAACACATTGCAGTGATGGTTGTACTTGATCCACCTAGATCAAGCCCCGGCTGAAAAGATATATTATTATAAGAAGCTGTGCTTGGATCCCAAGCGGTAGATAAATCATACTCTCTTATATAATAGGTATTTGGAGATCCGTCATATAATAGAAGATACATTTTTAAACCATCATCATTAAATAGAATATCTCTTCCAGAGTTACTATTTAAAAACGCAGATGTTACTCCTATATAACTACCTGTTGTTATATCCCAAGGTGTTGTTAAATTCCAAGAATAGATAGTGGAATTATATCGTAAAATATACACCTTTGAACCATCAGATTTAAAGAAAAGACCATATGATTCATACGTAGGCCCTGCAGAATAATTTTCGGTTGCTGTGTGTGATGCTGTTGATACATCCCATGCAGTACTTAATGCATACTCGCTTATAGTGGCTGTACTTTGAGGATTTAATACATACATTTTTGTACCATCCGGCTTAAAGAAAAGACCCCAAGGATGTGTAAGCCCAGTCAGTGTATATGAAACATTGTTATAAGCACCAGTACTAAGATCGAATGGTGTAGACATATCAAACTGAAACACCTTATCTTCTTGATATCCAGTAATATAAAACTTTGTGCCATCTGAACTAACTGCTATACCCTGTTCAGCTTCTTCGCTTGTATCAGCTGTAGTATCGAAATTTTTATTATCATAGGTTTCATTAGCAAGACCGTATCCTACCACACTTCCGCCATCATTATTATACTGCCAAGTGCCAGAGTTGTTTCGGGCAATCTTTCTTACACCATCTGAACCTTTAGCAACGCTCCAGCTTGTTCGGTTGTCTGTTGAAACTGCATAGAAGATATCTCCATCGTTTTTGGTTTCGTCAGCTGTCATTGAATTAATATCTAGCCAGGTTGATGAATTGATTTGACCAGAAGAAGAATCTGTGAGCGCTGGCATATATTGTGAATATGCATATACTGATGAACCAGCTGAAAATTGATAAGCGTGCATATCATTATTTCCAAATATATAAAATTTTGCACCATTATTAGCAAAGGACATGCCAACAATATTTTTATTTCCAACAGTAGTATTTCTTACGTCATATGTTGCAACATATGACACGTTACTGACATCTCCGTCACTTGGCATATTGTATTCAGCAATTAGATAACCCTTTCCAATAAATATTTTTGACCCACTAGAATTTAATTCAAGACTTTCATGAGCGTTGTTAAAATCATTGACTGTGGCAAAACTATTATTTGAATATGAAGCAGTGCTCAAATCCCAAGCTGTAGAAAGATTGTATTGAAAAAGAGTCTTACTATGGTAACCCCCAATGTAAACCTTTGTTCCATCTGCACTTAATACTAATGAAGCTGGATTAGTATCCTGACTCCCAACATTAATTGTTTTATTAGAGTATGATGCTGTACTTAAATCCCACGCTGTGGAAAGATTATATTGCCAGACACCATCTGGAGTACTACCTACCATATATAATACAGTTCCATCGGGTTTAAAACGTAAATCTCTTTGCCTAGTATTTTGTCCTGATACATTCAAATATGTATTGTCATATGTAGCTGTAGATATATCATACGCAGTAGAAAGGCTGTATTGTCGAATTTGCTGATTTGTGTTTTGATCTGATGCAGTGTTAAAACCATTCAGATACATCTTTGTTCCGTCTGTCTTAAACGCTATTCCTTCTGCGCTTGGAAGGTCACTTGAAGCATTATAAGATTTACTATCATATGAAAGATTACTCAAATCATAAGTATTTCCATATCCACTTAATGTTATACCAGTTCCATCCGTCTTACCTTGAGCACCAAATAGCTGCCAAGAAGAAATTGTAGAAGTATCTGCAAATGGCGTGACTGACTTATATGTTCCTGAAGTACCAGTAATTACAGCTGATCCAGAATTGCCGACTACTTTCTTACCTACGTCTACCGCATTAAATGCTGCAGTAGTACCAGTTGTATAGTTGTAAATATAAGTTCCAGACCACCCATATAGTAGAGCCCCATCAGAGCTAAATCTGGTATCTGTGGTGTGACTTGAATTTCCTTGCCAAGTAAAGGAAGTTCCAGAACTTAAACTTGATAAATCATAACCTGGAGACATAGTAAAATACTTACTAGTTGTACTACCATAAGCATCAGAGGCTATTACCAAAGTACCATCAGGGGAAATAGTAACAGCTTGTGTTCGAGATATAAGAGTGCTTGAAGTTGTTCCACTTAGAGATGCAGTTGTAATATCCCATGCAGTGGTCATAGTAAATTCTCTTAGCACAGCACTTCCAGCAGCACCATCTTGAACTTGATACCCAGTTAACCCGTTAGGTTGAATAAACAAACTAGCCATAGTATCCACAAAAATAGCAGAAGAAGCACCATGATAGGATGCAGTACTAAGATCATACGCAGTAGACATCTTCCATTGATAGATTATATCGTTTTGATAGTCTCCAAAATATAAATCATATCCAGAATTAGTTATGTGTAAAGGGCAATAGTGAGCAATAGTACCTACAATTTTACTAGACATATCTAATGTATTTGCAGGAGTAGTATTTAGGGTACTTAAATCGTGTGGTGTACTCATAGTATATTGATAAACAGTTTTTGCATATCCGCTTTGAGTTGTGCCAGATACCATATACACATGATTACCAGTGGGATCAAATTCTACTACCTGCCAAGAACCTCCACTACCTTGACCTGCTATACTTGGAGAAGTAGAATTAAGACTAACGGTGCTCGACATTTGATAACCGACTACTATAGCATTACTATTAGTAAAAGTACCATCACCTGTTGCACTAGGGGTTAATGTTGAACTAGCATAGGTTGAATAGGGTTTCTCATCATAAAAGTCATAATTAGCTCCGTTTGAATTAACATCCCAGGAAGATTTACTGCTAATTCCTATCTGAGGTACTTCTTTGAATACTGATACAAAAGGAACCGTGTTGGCTGCAGAGGATAATGATATCGAAGATGTTTGATTTGAGTCAAACGACTGAGTTAATGTACCTAGAGTACCTTCTGTGGATATCGTGCTAGCCGCTATTTTTCCGCTGGCATTAAATGATAATACCTGACCTTCTGTGCCGTCATCTAAGACGTTTGCTAAGTCACCTAATTTTCTATTGATACTCATTCAATTAAACTCCAAGCCTGATTTACCTCATCCCACTCATACTCATTGCCATCTGAGGGATATGCTACTGGCGGTTGCCACTGACAGGTTTCTTCATCCAACGTCCAAGAAACAAACGGGCGAGGCGCTAGAAAAGCATTTCGAGCAACATCATAAGAAAAACCAACGCCAGCAAAGTTTTTTCTAAAGTTGCTATTGTAGCTTGTTTGCTGCCAAGAGCCGCCAAATAGTTGCTCACAAAAGCTAACGCCTAAAGCTTCTTGCTCAACACCGTTCTCATCAAGCAAAACATTGTTTGCGACTACGACTACCCGTTGAACAATGCTATGATCGTTTATTTCTGCAAAGTGCGCCATTAGAAAGTAATGCTCCCTGATGCAGTAAATTTATAAATATTGTAAGAGCCATCTTGAGTTACTGTAGGTGATCCAGTAGTAGATGTGGCTGTTACGGTTGTTCGTAGTATAACAACGCCAGAGCCGCCAGAACCCCCTGCTTGTGATGATGCACCCCCGCCACCGCCAGAGCCAGTATTGCTTGTAGCGTTTGAACCAGTACTACCACTAGCATTTCCATCACCGCCGCCACCATACCCGCCGCTTCCAGCAGTGCCGCCACTTGAATAAACACCACCGCCACCACCAGCAGCATAATAAATTGCCGAACCTGTAATTGACGATTGAGCACCTACTCCACCGTTTCCACTAACGGTGGATCCACCAACGCCAGAATTTTGGCCTACAGACCCTGCACCTCCACCGCCACCAGCAGGGTATGGACTTCCCGGATTTACTTGATTACCACCATTATTGCCTTCAGATGGTGTATACCCACCAGCATTACCTGACCCACCCGATGTATACCCACCAGCAGATGCGCCGCCGCCACCACCTGATCCACCACCAGTACCAGAGTCAAGAACCTGCCCACCTTCGCCGCCACCAGAAGATGCTAAATTTATTGATCCCCCGACAAGCGAACTATTTGATCCAGTCGAATTTGGAGAACCTCCGCCTCCAATAGTTATTGTGTACGCTTGGCTAAGTAAAAGTTGCATACTTGTGAAAGACCTATATCCTCCAGCACCGCCGCCACCGCCACCGTCATTACCCCCGCCACCACCACCGGCTATTATTAAAAGATCCGCTACCACAGCTAAACCGGGCCAGTTACTACTTCTATTTTCATCAGCAGCATTATTAACAGAAAAAATCCCAGAAGCAGATGAGTTACTCACTGAAGATTTTTTGCCAATAACTGATGAATTATAACGCTGCACTAGCTGATCTCCTCGTAAGAACATACAGCTTCAAGATCAGAGGCGGCGTTGGCAGTTAGTCTAAGCGCATCGCCTTCTTCTAAATAAATAGCTTTAGATAAAACGTCTAAAGTTGCATCGGCGGGAACTACTACAGTTTTAGCAACGTGATAAGCAGTGCTAGACCTATATAAATCTACTGTAATTTCTGCGTTGTTAGTGCCATCAACATTGCTCACATACAGCGCATTTACTTTTAACACCTTGCCAGAAGAAGCTGAGTTTGTAACGATTGCCGTTGCAGAAGTGCCAACTGCTTGCACCGCCGTTTTACCTGTGATCGTAGCGACATTTACTATGTTAGGTGCGGTCATATTATCCTCCGAATACGATAGCCATCGCTATTGCCTTACCTGTTGTTGCACCTTGCTGTGCTTCTGTTACAATTCCGTGATCGACAACTTCAATTCTATCGCTGTCTACGATGTTATTTATAAACGTAATTGAGCTACCACTATCAACGGTTGTATAATCATCACCACTTAATAATTTAATGCCGTTAAGATATACTGCTTCTTTACCTGGAGTATATGTTAAACTAGATACAATATTACCAGATACATTACCACTTACACCTTTTGTATAGTTAGTAGCGCTGTAAGGAGTAGCGAATGCTACACCATGCTCAATAACTTCTACAACATCATTAAGAGTCGCTCCTGTTGTTAAGACTACTGATGTGCCATTAGTTGCAGTATAATCATCAGCTGATAGTTTAGCGCCATTCAAGAATACTGTAATATGACCGGCTGTATAATTAAGAGGAAATGCGGTCTGGCCAGCGGTTGCTGTAAATTTAGTTTCAGTAAGAGGATCTTGAGCTGATCTCAAAGGTCCACCAAAGTTAATAATCTCAACATGATCATTTAAAGCTAGTGCATTTGTCATTACTACTGATGTACCATCAGTCGCTGTAAAATCTGTACGTTTTACGCCGTTAACAAACACACCAATCTTACCTGCTGTATATGCAGGAAGTGCAGGAGAACTAGAAGCATTAAATGTTGTTAACCCAGCTGTTGCAGTGTAGATAGTAGTTGAATAATCTTCTACATAAGAAGCAGCAACATTAACACTACCTCCTCCAGTAATATTAATAGTTTTAGTAGCACCAGTACCGGAAGCTGTTACTGCAGATCCAGTAAAGTTAAGAGTAGTAGCGGCTGTTGAGAGGGATGAGCCTTCATCTTGAATCGTAAGAGCACTACCTCCACCTCCACCTCCGCCAGAATTAGCTTCTCTCAAAGCAACATAAGCAGAATCAACTGTTGAAGTAATAAGAGCAATAGTAGAAGCAGAATCTGTACCAGCAGTGGTTCTGGCTTGAACATAAGCAGAATCAACTAGAGTAGTAACTCTTGCGTTCGTATAGTAAAGGTTAGAAGAGTCTTCGCTTAAATCACTTGTAGTAAAACCAGTTAAGTTTCTAGCATTAGTCTGCACAGAGCTGCCCATATTAGCATGCGCAGAACATTGATAATGTAGTACCAAAGGAGTAGCATCTGTAATAGTAATATCCGTATAAGCGCCGGCGTTACCAGCAGTACCTGATGCTGTTACATTAGTAGTATATGCGGTATTCTTACCTACGTCATAATAGAACCTTAAAGGATGACCACTGTTTGTGGCACTAGCTTGGTCAAATCTGTATGTACGACCAGGAGTAAGAGTTAAGAATGGCGCTTCTACTCCATCTATAACAAAACCATTACTAGACCCCGTTCCGTTATATCTATGAGCTGCAGTCTTAGACGCTACAGTAACAGTAAATACTTTTGTAGTGGTAGAGTGGGGGGAATTAAGATGACTAAATCCTTTTACTGCTCCTAATGCAGCAGAGTCTGCAGTGAGTGTAGTAGCAGTCAAATTACCTTCAAGCATACCGGCAACAAATGTCTCAGATCCAACTGTCCATTTATCAGTAGTTTCGTTCCAGACAAGAGTTTTATTAGCTGATGTTCCTCTTTCAATCTCAATGCCAGCATCTTGAGAAGGGGTGCCAGACTCGTCATGATTAAGAGTGATAATGTTATCGCCAATATGAACTGTATTAGAATTTACTGTAGTTGTAGTTCCTGATACTGTAAGGTTCCCACTGACAATCATATTGTTAAATGTAACGTTATCGCTTGTAGCTACTGACTGACCTATAGATATTTGACCAGAAGATACTGTTATCCCAGTACCAGCAGTAAAATGAGCTCTTACTTCTGCAGCACTAGGTCCTGTATAAGTTAAGATACCATTACTATTGTTGTAGGCTAAAGATCCATCACCACCCGCATCAGTAACAGATATTAATCCTCTCGCCGCAGCAGAGTCAACAAAGTCAGTCCCTAGTGTTGGAAGAGTTGGAGTGTTGGTAAAGTTAGAGTAATTAAGATAATATGAACCAGCGTTGCTGCCTAGTGTATCTGCATCGATAGTTAGTGCATTAATAAAGGCTGCATCAACATCTGCCGTAATAACAGATGATACATTTGTGGAGTCAAGTATATTAGGTTTATTGCCGAGGTTGTTATAGTTAAGATAGTAAGCGCTATTCTGTCCCCCAAGAGTGTCTGCATCGATAGTTAGTGCATTAATAAAGGCTGCATCAACATCTGAAGTGATAATAGCAGAAACTGCGGCAGAATCTGTTCCAGTGGCTGGAGCATTAGCAAGGTTGTTATAGTCTAAATAATAGCTACTATCTTTACCGCCCAGCTTAATTGCATCTACACCTGAGTCGGTTAGATCACCGGATGCTAGTACCTTAGCTAAAAATCCTGATAAATTACGTGCCTGACTCATCTTGAACTTTCTTTAGTTTTAATTTATAGTATTTATAAGAGAAGATTAACCTTCTAATGAAGCTGTTGGTGGTGTGAAGTTTGCGGTGTATCTTGCTAGACCTTTGGTAACTCTTAGGTCTTGGATATAGCCATTAAATCCATAGTTTCCTGATGCTGTAGCTCCAATAGTATTATCAGTAGCTGTACCCCATTCCGTATTGTCAGTTTCCTGGTTACCTTGCGAACCATTGATATAACACTTACATTGGTTACTATATATACCTGTTCTTACAAAAGCAACGTGTACCCAATTTCCTGCTGTAGGCATATTAGCATAACACGTGCTACCCATAGTGTTAGTGTCTCCATCACTATTACCAGAGTCAATTTGTCCTCCGCCCAACTTAACAGCGTATTTATTCCCTGCACTGGTGCTAGACCCAAAAATATGATACCTGCTTGAATATGAAGGGTAGCTTGCTGTATATATCCAAAACTCTACAGTGTACGGATCGTAACCAAACGCAAATAAATCATCTGGTAAATTAGTAATATAATCACCCGTTCCATCAAAATACATTGACTTAGTATTACTAAACTTGGCCTGAGTAGTTGAACCAGTAGTATTACCAACAAGCTTTAGGTTAGCGCTCTGAGATTTATCGATGATCGAAGCATCTGCGCCTTTAATGTGAACTAGCGCGCCTGTTGATGACGTTGGCGCTGACGGAACAGTTGTTCCTTCTAAACTGGATGTAGATATTTTAAAGTCTGAAATATACCCATGGCCACCATAATTGCCTGAAGTATCCCGCCCAACTTCCAAATTTGTTGCAGATAGATTAATCGTATTATTTGATTGCGTCCATTTTTGCACCCCATCTAGATGCAATGTCGCAGTTCCTGAAATTCGTCTTACACAAAAGTGTTGCCATCTATTAGCTATACTTCCACCAGATCCATTAAAAGATGTTACATTGCCTGGAAAGTCTAAACGAATTTCTCCGCCTGCTTTAAGTAATAAACCAAGCCCGTTAACATTATTGTTTCCACCTATAGTCCAAATTCTTTTATTCCCTGATGAGTGTATTTCGGGAGGATAGAACCAACCAGAAATACTAAAATCGCCAGTTCCAATTGCAGAACCTAAAGTGCAACTTACAGAGTCAGTTGAGGAAGATAAATTATCAACAAAAATAGAGCCGCCGTTATCTGTTGCTGAGTATTCATCATAGTCGTAGGGTGAGAATGGTTTTAAAAAAGGTGTACCGTCTACAGATATACTTCCAGTTGCGCTTGGTGTTTCATAAATAATATAGGGTTTATGACAAGTTATAAACAAGGTGTTTGAATCAGCCGTAAGAGGTTCAGTAGGCACGGCTTTAGACCTTGCAGAAGTAGATATTCTAAAATCTCTAATGTACCCATCTACATAATAACTAGATCTACCCCCAATTAAAAAATCATTTGTTACAGATAAGTTTGTTGAGTTGCTTGTGCTAGGATCAATGCTTTGATTATTGTCATCGATGTAAATTTTTATCGTGTTAGATTCTCGTACAACTTGAACAAAATGCCATTCGTTTTTAGAAATAACCGTGCCAGTTGATAATGTGTCATAATTAGTATTTCCAATGCGCATTCTAAGCGTTTGGTTGTTACCGTTTTTATACAACTCAAATCCATTGTTTGAAGACCCTAATCTTTCGCACAGAACCATCCAATCATCTGAGGTTGAATATACCCAAAATTCGATAGAAAAATCACCGCTTCCGATTGCTGATAAACCAGAAAGTTCAAACCTTTGACTGGAAGCTCGTACAAACTCAGTAGAATACCCACCACTGCGATACGGGCTAAACGTACCAGCGTGAGCATCACCATTTACAGTAATAGTATGATTATTTGAAGATGCATCCGTAATGTTATTGTTATCAGAAGTTCCATCTGCGGTAGCTAATAGAGTAGTGTAATTACTATTAGCAATTATAGTAGTAAAATTTAATGTAAAGCTATTAGCACTGGTACCTTGGTTAATACCATCGCTAGCTGTAAAGGTTAGCTCAAAGGTTCCTGCATACGCTTCTGTGGATGATGGAGTAATAGTAAATTTATTTACATCAGAATCAGTACCTTGTGCTACAGTCGCGGTTGTGCCACCACCATTAGTCAAGCTTCCGCTCGTTACGCTATACCCATATGTTAATGGAATACCTTCTGGATCTGCAGCTGTAACAGTAATAACAGTTCCTGTTCCGTCTGTAGCTAAGGTAAATGGAGTCGTACCTCCAGCAGAATCTTGTACGGATGTGATATTAGGATTAGTGTTTACAAGGCTTACCGAATACCAACCTGTACCGTTACTAATATACATTCTGTTTGACCCGGTAACAAATGCTTGATCTCCTGCAGATACTCCTGATAATGGAAGATCTGTGGTAGAGTCATAGGTAGTAATAGAACTACCTCCAGCTGAAGAAGCTCTAGCCCAAGCACCAGATGTACTATTATAAGTCCAAGTATTACCGCCTAGAGTAGCACTCTGACCGTTTGTTGGACTGTCTGGAAAATTTATTGCCATTTGTTATGCCTTAATTTAATTTTAAAAGGTGTGTCGCTCATAAATTAATCCTTAATACCCATATACTTAGTATTAACACAGTCAGCTTTACCAAATATACGTTCGGCAGTTTTATCTGCATTTTTACAATACTTGTCTGCCATTTGATCAACGAACTCTTCGTAATCATTGCTGTGTGGTAAATGGCCTTCGCTAATACGATTTGCCGTATGCTGAACGTACCCGCTTACCTCTGTTAGGGCGACTTGAGGATGAACTCCGTATTGCGTCAAATACTCAATAGTAGCTGTTGAGGCTCTACCACCATCTAACAAATTTCTATACATTAGTTCAAAACCACGCCTAACGTGGTGACGCTTTTCTTCTGCTTCAAAAGCCTCTTCGCTAAACTCTTTAATTTTATGAGTTTCTTTAATGCTTTCGTAGCTGTCTATCAGCGTGGCAATATCTTTAATACTACCGTTAATTTTGTTTTCAATTGATATAAGAGAGTGACGCTTATGTCTAAGCTTGGCCTCTGCAACTATATCATTTAGTCCTTCTAGCTCTAAAATTTCCACTCTTAATTCAGCGTGTGTAACTTGCGCTTCAGAAAGCGCCATCTTACGTTTCTCAACTTCAGCCGTGATCTGGCGCAGCATTCGCATTGGGGAGTGACCGTTCAGCATTGTGAGAGTCATCATATTAATAGTGGTCTGGCTGTTCTGACGATCAAAAGCTCTTGTCGCCTGATCTATCATAGGTAGCTTTTCCGCTACTCGTGCAGCGGCTACCTGATTAATGTTTTCAGAAGCCTCAACAGGGAGACTAAACGTAATTGGCTTTGTTATAACTTGGCTCATTATGCTGCTGCCCCTGATGTGGCACATCCATTATCACTATTTGCAGTTAAATCGCCAAAGTCAGTTGCGTTGCCCGTTGTTTGTATGCTGACCCGATCCATTGTGTTGTTAGCACCTCCACCAGAAATAACGGCATAGGTATGGTCACTACACACCCCACAGTTGCCTCTAGCAACCGTTGCATCTCCAAAGTCTACTGCATTAGCAGAGCTTGAAATGGTGCTGTATTGTATTTCGTTTGAGCTATTGCCCATTTTCCAAATGGCTCTTGTGCTATCGGCGGCACCTGCAACGTAACTTGTATTTGACCCTAATAAATCCCCGTGATCAGAGGCGTTAGAGGTTGTTGCCATTGTAATTTTGTTAATAACTGTTGTACTAAGCCCACCCGCAATAAGACCGTGAGTAGTATTAGCCGCACCGCCACATCTAGCTTTGGCTTCAGTAAGATCTCCAAAATCAGAAGAATTACCTTCTGTGGCTATAGTGACATACTCGATATTATTTACGCCGCTTACAGACCCAAGTCTACCGCCAGCCATAAGGCCGTATGTGCCATTTGATACTGATGCGTGTTGACCTAAAGTGTTGCTAAGGTATCCGAATGCTGTTGCATTCCCAAGAGTAGCAACAGTGATGTAATCTATAGTATTTATCCACCCTCCACCATTTCTAAGCGCACGAGTACCATTGCTACAAGCATTTGATAAACCAACGCTTGCGCTTTGATCGCCAAAGTCTGCTGCGTTTGAAGGAGTTGCTATAGTAAAGTAGTCTATTGCGGTTGAGTACGCAATAAAATGAATGCCCCTCGCACCGTGATTAACGGGAAACACAAGGCTCAGTGTAACAATTCGTGTCGTAGTAGAAATCCCATCAGATGCAGATAACCTTACCTTCACATCACCAGCGTGACTGGTATTTGTCGTCGGATCAAAAGTAAATACGCCAGTAGTTTGGTTTATACTAGTAGCATTTGCTAACTGATTGGGAAGAGCGTTAGAAGCATTAGGATAGGCTATGCCATAAGTTATTCCAAATCCTTCTGGATCGTAAGCTACCATAGTGACAGTAGATGTTGAGCCATCGCCATTTAAACCTAGAGTAGTCACTGGCTCAGTAGTGACAACAGGGCTTTCATCAGCGCCGGCGCTTACCCGCTTCCAAGCAGATCCTGCCCGAATGTATAAAACGTTCTTATCTTCATCAAATGCAAGATCACCTTCTGATGGAGAGGACACAGCGTCTATCGCGGTCTTGTTAGCATAGGATGTTACGCCACCGGTTTCACCACTATTACCAGCTGGACCACTAATACCTACCCATTGAGAAGATGATCCGTCATTATAATAAACATACAAGGAACCATCTGTGCTATTAAACCACTGATCACCAGCTACAGCACCTGAAGGAGCAGTATCTGATACTGTAACATTTGTTGTATTGTCACCACTAACATCCCACTTACTTGTAGTAGAATTGTATGTATATACAGCGCCGTTAATAGTTTGTGTCGCGCCGTTACTTGGACTGTCTGGAAAATTAATTGCCATTCTATTAACCTTCTAATGAAGCTGTTGGTGGTGTGAAGTTTGCGGTATATCTACCTAAACCTTCAGTAAATCTTACATCTTGCATATATCCAGTTACTTCATTGTAGCCATTGCCTAGATTATTAGGTGATGGAGAACCTATAATCCACTCATTAAAACCGTCTATTGCAGGCGATTGTTGATAATTAGTTGCGGTTTGATCTAAATTCCCATTTACAAAAAATCTAGTGGTTGAATATGGTGAACCTGTTACTCTTGATATTGCTAAATGATACCATTGACCTGTACTAAGCACTTGGCTACCACTCTGAATAACTGAACCCCCAACCATCGCCGCTAACTTAGAGTTTCTTAATTCAAATGCTATTCTATTGGTTACATCAGCCGAAGATAACATATGAATAACACCGCTAACACTATTAAAATAACACCAAGCTTCAAAAGTATATTCCCCATTGCCAGGAATATCAACATCTCTTGCAGCATAAGCAATTACTTTATCGTGTAAACTACCAGCAAAATACATTGACTTAGAACCGGCAAACTTAACCTGAGTCGTTGAACCAGTACTATTACCAAACATCTTTAAATTAGAACTTTGAGATTTATCTATGATCGAAGCGTCTGTACCTTTGATGTGTAGTTTAGTATTAGATGGCGTAGATATAGGCGTTGTTGGTGGAGTGAATGCTACATCACCAACTGAAGTGCCACCCGTTCTTAAAACAGATCCATTAACTACAACAATGTCACTAGTATATCCCGTAAAATAAAATTGAGATCCGCCGGGGTCGTACGCACCTACAAATGGTCCATAACCAAAAGTATTATAGTCGGTAGCGGAAGTTCCAGTGTATTTTAAAATGCCATTTACATATATTTTAAGTGAATTAGATGAGCTTGCATCCCTATTTAAACTTATATGATTCCATGTATTTTGAGTAAAAGCGCTAGCGGCCGTTGTTATGTCGCCAGTACCATCTACATAATTTCCCCAATTTATGGCACCATTTGCAAGTAACGCCAGATAATATCCAGAGCCAGTACCGGCTCTGTGTGTATTAAACATAGGTCCAACAGCCGCAACAGTGCTGTATACCCAACTCTCAATAGTAAATGAGTTAGTTCCAAAATTAAAATCGCTAGATGAGCCGCCTATTGTAAGTCTATCTCCGTTCCCATCAAAATACACAGACCCGCCGTGATCTGCTGAAGCATATTCTAAATTGTCATATTGAGTGTATGGTTTTGTGGAAACATTATTATATGCACTAACCGTATAATTATTTGATGAGCCATCGCCAAAATACGGAAGGTGTGCAGTTAATAACCATGTATCACTATCGGCAACTGCTCTTTCTGTTGGAACAGTTGTTGGAGAGGATATAGCAGCGGTTTTTACATGAACATCCGTAATATATCCTTCAAAATCTAATCCAGTTGTACCATTATCATAGAAACGTCTGATACCAATGGAAGGAGCATTTGTATGTGTATAAAGAGCATAAGTCATATCACTGTTTTGCACGACTAGTGATCCATTAATATACATATAAGTGACGTTACTTGTTCTATTAATTAATATATAAGACCATTCATTTAAACTCACTGGGTTTGTACTCATCATAGATCTGTGGGTAGATCCATCACTGTGGCGCCACACTAATTTTGTAGAACCCTCAAGATATAAGTCGTGCCAACCAGCTTGGAGGTTATTTGAGACATTAGTACTATATATCCACTTATCATTGCCCGCTGTTGGATATATCCATGCACCAATACTAAAATCTGCATTTGCTCCAGCTAAAGTAGATTTTGTACCTTCAATTGTAATTCTTTCGCTTCCGCCAGTTCCAAAATAAGCGCTGTACCCACCATGCCGATACGGGCTAAACGTACCAGCATAAGCATCTCCAGTTACTGTAATGCTATGGTTATTTGAAGACGTATCAGCTATGTTATTGTTATCAGAAGTTCCAGTTGCTGTCGCTAACAAAGTTGTATACTTACTATTAGTAACTATAGTAATAAAATTCAATGTAAAGCTATTAGCGCTCGTTGCAGTATTAATTCCATCTGAAGCTGTAAATGTCAAACTAAATGTACCAGCATAAGCTTCGGTAGTAGAGGGCGTAACTGTAAACTTGTTAGTATTAGACCCTGTACCTTGTACAACAGTTGCAGTTGTACCTCCACCATTGCTTAGAGAACCGCTAGTAACAGAATAGGTATAAGTTAATGGTACATCTTCTGGATCAGTTGCAGTAATTGTTATAACACTAGCTGATCCATCAGTTGATAAGGTAAATGGTGTAGTATTAGAACTAGCATCTGCTACACTTGTAATATTAGGGTTAGTATTTACTAACGATATAGAATACCAGCCTGTTCCATTAAAAATATAAAACCGATTTACTGCAGTCACATAAGCTTGATCTCCAGCTGTATTTCCAGTCAATGGTAGATTATCAATTGTAGCATATATTGATACAGAAGACCCATCACTGCCGGCAGCACCGGTAGGGCCTTTTAGGCCAACTGGATTACTCAATACCCATTGAGAAGATGATCCGTCATTATAATAAACATATGTTCTAAGAACCGTTGAATCAAACCACAAATCACCCGCACTGGGCCCAGACGGCGCTGTATCTGATACAGTGATAGAGCCACCTCCCCCAGTAGCTCCTGCCGCTAAACCCTTGGTGACTCTTTTTGCTTTTACTTGAGAATATCTATTGTTTGCCATATTAGTTCTCTATCAATACCCATCCGTTAGTTGCATTATAATAAACAAACCCTATTCCTGCTCTATCAAAGTCAATAATAAAGTCAGAATCACCTGCTTGTATTTTACTGCCATTCCTTGCTACAGTAATATTATTTGTACCAGCGTTACCTTCACCGTCAATAATTCTTATTTCATCTCCCATTGATGGTCCAGCTGGTAACGTTACTTGAACGGTGCCAGTTGAAACGTCGATGAATAATTTATCACCAGCCGATGCATTAACATTTGTACTCGAAGCATTCCACACACTAGATTGTAGCATATGATATGAAGCAACATTAATATAATCTGCAGAATCAGCTGCAGATGCCAATACAATAGAGCTACCATTCGTTGCTGTATAATCCGCATCATCTAATAAGATACCGTTTAAAAATACCTGAGTATTACCAGCGCTATAATCTAAATTTGTTCCATTTTCATCAGACCCAGTAAAAGTGGTTTGACCTGAGTCAGCAATGAAGCTAAACGTATTTATACCACCTGCAGAAACCTTACCTCCACTAAAGGACGTAACCGCAAGTTCGTTTCCTGAATCTGCGCCTGTATTAAGAACTACACTAGTGCCATTTGAAGCTGTATAGTCAACTGTTTCTTTTAGCATAAAGCCGTTAAGATGTATTAATACATTACCAGGAGAATAGCTTAATGTGGTCCCGTTGACGTCAGCGCCAGTAAATGTAGTCTGTCCTGCGGTCGCAGTGTAGTTAAATTTATTAATATTAAGAGCCGCAGTAAACGCAGTTCTTGCAGATACATAATCACTGTCGACAGTATTAGCAATGAGAGAAATAGTTTGAGCAGAATCGACTGTACCAGATCCTCCTCCACCGCCAGAGTTAGCTTCTCTTAATGCGACATATGCAGAATCAACCGTAGTTGTAATAAGAGCAATAGTTGCAGCAGAATCTACACCACCTGCCGTAATATCAGATGTAAGCGCTAATGTGCCAGAAGTAGTTGGAAGAGTAATATCAACATTGCCTGAGTAAGCTGAATGAGCGGCTGACTTAAGTCTAGTTCTATGCGCATTAGAGGTTTCACAGTAGAAATCTGCATAGGCTACACTTCCCGTGCCGGAGCGAATAGTTATGCCGCCGTCAGCTATGGTTACACCGCCTGTTGATCCATTTCCATCAATAGTAAGAGCTGAATCATCTAAAATTCCAGCTAGGAAGCTATGATTAACTTTTACTGTAACATCTGAATCAGATCTAGGCGTTGTATAATAAAGATTAGTAGAACCTTCTGAAAGGGCGTCTGTTGTATGATTTGAAATACTAGAAACCGTACCAGTTACATTTCCAGTAACATTGCCGGTCAATGTTCCAACATTAAGATTTGCAAGAGTAAATCCTGTACCTGATCTATTTACAACGTTAGGAGGTAAAGAAGAATCAAAGGCCGAATCAATTAGCCCATTAAAAATATAAAATTCACTATTCGTGGCATCTCTAAAGAAACCGGTATGTTCCCTGGTGGCGCCATTATCAGGTGAATAATGGCCTATAAATCCAATATCTACTACATCAGATTGCTCATTACTATCTGCAAGATGTAATAGCGGATCAACTACTGTATATACTACAGAGTTAACACTAGTAGTTGTGCCATTAACAGTTAAATTGTTAGCAGTAACATTAGAGAATGTAACGGAATCAGTGGTACCAACGGCTTGACCAATAGCTATCTCGCCAGAAGCAATAGTAACTCCGGTTCCAGCCGTAAAATGTGCCCTTGCTTCCGCCGCGCTGGGGCCTGTATACGTTAAAACTCCTGTAGAGTTATTATAAGCTAGTGATCCATCTCCACCAGCATCAGTTACAGAAATAAGTTTTCGTGCTTCTGCCGAATCTACAAAATCGGTGCCGAGGGTAGGTAGTGTAGGCGTGTTAGTAAAGTTATTATAGTCTAGATGATAGGCGCTGTTATTACCACCTAGCGTATCTGCATCAATAGTTAAAGCATTAATATATGCCGCATTGACTGTAGATGTAATTTGTCCTTGAACTGCTGTAGAGTCATGTGTGTCTGCAGCAGCAATAAGTAGATTAACTTGAGCCGAATCAACAAAATCTGTTCCTAGTGTAGGAATAGTAGGAGTGTTCGTAAAGTTAGCGTAGTTTAAAAGATATCCCGTGGTCAATCCACCAACGGTATCGGCGTCAATGGTTAAAGCATTAATGAATGCAGCATCAACGTCGGTAGAGATAACGTTAGAAATAAATGCAGAATCTCTGAAGATATCAGCTTGTCTTGCCTGAATGTAAGCTGAATCAATTAGACCGACAATTGAGGCTGAATCAGTTCCAGTAACCTCTATACCACCTACAGTAGATCCGTCACCTACATATAGCTTGTTTGTATCGCTGGTAAAGACTGGTTCTCCGACCACTGGTGTGATCGTGAGTCTATCTGAATCAGTACCTCTTCTAAACTGTAATGGCATTTATTACCTCAATAAATTCTGCTTATATTTATAAGTCTATATGGCGCCCATATCTAATGTAAATCCTACAGGACTCAATATTGTCCCAAAATCAAAAACTTGATTAGCTGTAGAAGCAATCGTTACTCTCTTATTATTAACATCTGTTGTGATATCAATTCCTGTACCGCCAGCAAATGTAACTGTATCACCACCTGTGGTAGCATCTACTGATAAGTCACCAACTACTGCTACTGTACCGAAGTTATTAACAAAGTCTCCTGATCTAATTGCAACGTAAGCCGAGTCAACAATAGTAGCAACATAATTTTCTTTAATTAAATTTTGTACAAAGGCGCTATCAACAATTCCCGCTACTTCATTTGAATCAACTGGGCCTACTGTATTAGCAGCAATTCCACCAATAAATGCTGAGTCAGGAATAATAGGAGCGTTAGTAAAGTTATTATAGTTAAGATAATATGTACCATCTTGCCCATCTAATGTTCCGGCATTAACATCTAATAAATTTACAAATGATTGATCGACATGGCTATCAATTATACTATTAATAGCGGCAGAATCTAATCCCACCGAGCCCCTATTTACAAATGTAAGGGTGCCAGAACCATTAGTAGTTAAAACCTGGTTAGCGGCGCCATCTGTAGCGGGAAGTGAATAGTTGCCGACAGTGAGATTATCTGTCGTAAGGGTATTAAAATGAGCTGAATCATTACTCTGAAAATGCTGTACCGTATTACCAGATGTCTTATAGTACAAGCGGCCATCAGCATAGTTGATAGCTACTTCGCCGTACTCGAGGTCCGTATTAAGAGGTATGCGTCCAGCAACACTGGACTTTTTCAGTTTAATGTTAGTCGACATTTTAATCCCTAAAAAGGAGTTTATTTAAAGTCGGACAACTAAAAAGCTATCCGACTATATTAATATTATATATCTAGTAAGTACCACCATCAATTGTAGAAAGTGCTACGTCACCATTAGTAAGTGTAAACTGTCTTGTACCTTCACCTGCACTATCAGCGTATGCGCCAAAGCTTGCTACACCTTTAGATGTTCTTGTAGCATTTCTACCAGTAACAGTAATAGTAGAACCCGAACCCGAGGTACTAATACCTTGAGGCCAGTCACCTACAATATTAAGTGTTTCACCTAGTGTTTGTTGTAAACTGGTACCTGCACCAGGAGCTCCTGTACCCGTGCTACCAGTTCCGAAAGTAATATCATTTGAAGTTACTACACCAGTATTAACTGTAAAGTTAGTAGAATTAAAGCTAGCTGCACCCTTTTGGCTGGCAGATGCTATAGCAGCGCTAATAGTTAATGCAGTACCGGTCGCTGCAGTAGTAATAGTGTTATGAGTGGTTTCCCCTTGGATAGTAAACGTTTCGCCAAGAGTTGCAGCCGCTGTACCGGTTTGCCCGGAAAGCGTAATATCATCTGCACTAATAATACCAGAAGAAGAACTAAAATGTGTGGCATTAAAGGTTGCAATACCTTTTGTAGAACCATCAGCAGCAGCGTCCGTGCCGGCAACTGTAATAATACCACTGCCTGGAGTGATACTAATACCAGTACCAGCTGTTAAGATATCTTCCATGTCTGAATCGACACGAGCAGTTGTATAATAAAGGTTAGAGAGACCTTCGCTTAAGCTATCAGTAGTTCTTTGAGCAAACTGAGTATTAAAGTTATCACTCGGACCAACAATGGTATCAGCTGTGATAGTGCCTACTCTAAGATCTGCAAATTGATATGAAGCAGCTGATACGTTAATTTCTGTATCAGGGTCTGTAGAATCTAAGCCTGGTTGATTTAAATTATCAAAGAGCTGATAAGTTCCGCTAGTGGCGTCTCTTACAAGACCAGTGTGTCTTTTTGTGCTACCGCCATCATCTGAATAATGACCTAAGAAACCAATATCAATTGTGTCTGATGTCTCGTTGCCATTAGCAAGTTGGATCATAGCATCGCTAACAGCTAATGTAGTTGTATTGATTACCGTGTTAGTACCATGTACTGTTAAGTCACCATCAATAATAACATTACTGGTAAAGTTAGCACCTGAGAATGTTACAGAGTCAGTAGTACCTACTGCTTGTCCAATTGCAAAGGTACCAGTACCTGATGTATATGTTACACCAGTTCCAGCGGCAAAATGAGCTCTTACTTCAGCCGGGCTAGGTCCTGTGTAGGTAATAGCGCCAGTTGAGTTGTTATAAGCTAAAGATCCATCACCACCTGCATCAGTAACAGAAATAGCTTGTCTGGCCGGAGATGTAACTCTTGCATTTGTAAAGTAAAGATTAGTCGAGCCTTCAGCTACGCTGTCGGTATCGAAATCAATACTTCCGCCTAGTGATATTGTATTGCCTAAAATCTCAATAGTTGAGTTAGCTAATTCAGCATTACTAATTTCGTTATTAGCAAATGTAACAGAATGGCCAGTAAGATCTAATGTAGTAGCAAGTTCACTATCGGAAATACCACCAGTCTTAACTGCGACATGACCAGATGCGACTTCAAAGTTATCAGTACTAAATGATGCCGTACCAAGATTAGAACTTGTTGCCTCTTCAGTAGCAATTGTAACAGTACCAGAAGTTACAGAAGTTGTAATACCTTCTCCACCGGCAATGTCAATTGTTCCACCAAGCGATATAGGCGTTGTATTAGCATCATCACCAGTAAATGTTGTAGTTGAATTTACAAGCTTGCTGTTTACAATTGCCCCTGCTAACTGAGTATTTGAAACACCGCCGGCGGCAATAGTAACTGCGCCTGAAGATACCGCAAAATCAGCTGCAGCAAAACTAGCAATACCTTTTGCACTGGTGCTAGCATCTGTTCCAGATATTGTAATAGTATTATTTGAAACTGCTGTAGCAATACCTGTACCACCAGTAAAAGTGAGTTCAGAATCTAGTAGGTTAACATTATCATCGGTACCAGTATCAGCTTTAATTGTAAGATCAGTAGAAATAGAAGCTGTTGTAGCATTAGTAACTCTACCTTGAGCATCAATAGTAAGTACGGGAATTAACGCTGCAGTACCATATGTACCAGCTGTCACAGCGGTATTGTCTAGGTCAAATGTTACCTCGTCAGTGCCTACTGTAGAGGTTAGCCCAGTTCCGCCTGTAAATGTTAATGTGTCTGATAACAAGTCCACGGCATTGTTGTTAGTACCATCAGTGATATCTAACGTAGTAGCAATATTAACTGTACTTGCTGCTGTTAAGCGGCCGAAAGTATCTACTGTGAATGTAGGAATTGCCGTAGTTGAACCATATGATCCAGCTGATACCGCAGTTGCATCTAAGGCATAAGATACTGTATTATTACTAATAGTAGCTGTTACATGACCTGCAGCGCCTGTAAAGTTTAGAGCAGAGTCAAGAAGATTTACTGTATCACTGTCAGCAGTATCGCCACGAATAGTGAGATCAGTTGAAATATTAAGTGTACCAGCAGCAGTTAAGCGACCTTGTTGATCTACAGTAAACGTTGGAATAGCAGAAGCAGAGCCATAAGAACCTGGAGTTACTGCTGTGTTAGATAGAGTTACAATTAATTCATCAGCAGCATGAGAGGTTTCGATACCTGTGCCACCAGATAAGGTAAGAGTGTCTCCTAAGTCAACTGCCGTACCAGTACCTGCATCAGAAGCAATACCAATAGTACTATTATCAAGTTGACTGTTGCCAATTGAGTTAATAGTAACTTCACCAGTACCTGATACGTCAAAGTCAGCTGATGCAAACGATGCAACACCAACCGCTGAAGTTGTAGCTAAGTCACCGCTAATAGTTACTGTATTGTTAGTAACAGTAGTTGAAATACCGCTTGTACCCAAGAAGCTAAGATCAGAATCAGCGATATTAACTACATCAGTACCAGTATCACCCGCAATGTCAATAGTCTTGGCACCAGCAATAAAGTCAACATATTCTTTTGTGGTAAGAGAGTTTGTGCCAAAGCCTGATCTATCTTTATATCCAGCTGGAACGTTAACTGCGCCTGTACCGTTGGGGGTTAGGGTAAGAGCAGTGTCAGCAGCTGTAATGGAGATAGTTGATCCGTCAATGTCAATATTATCAACTTTTAAGTTATCTATTTTACTGTTAGCGTCAACTAAAAGTGCACTCGAGGCTGTAAGTACACCTAAAGCATGATCTAGTTTATCAGTAAAATATGAACCGCCAATAACTTCAATATTGGCTGCTACACCTGCCGTTTCAGTTCCTGTGCCGATATATAGTCTATCACCACCGGATACAACTGAATGGTCAGCATAGCTGTATGCCATTTCTCCGTTTCGTAAAGCCGATGGGGCGCCACTAGTACCCGATCTTTTTATCTTAATTATAGATGCCATTAATAAAAGCCCCCGTCTTGACTTATTTCTACATTACCCAGTTCATTTCCTGCTGCCCATTTGTCACTCGCCGAATCATAGATAATTAATGAACCATCTGCTAAACTTGTAAAGTCTACATTTAAATTTTCAAACCTAACCTTACCAAAGGATAGGTTCCCTGCGCCATCTGTTATCATTACAGATCCCGCTGAGTCTGCGTCTACAGTCGGATAACTTAACTCTCCAACTTGCAGCGAACCGCGAAATACTGCAGAGTCCGTGACATCTAAACCGGTTTTTATGACAAACTTTTGTTTAATCGCCATATGCTTAGAGACTCCTATTCATGACAAATATTACCTTTATTTATATGTTTTTTCTTTTATGCTTCAATGTTTATTCTTTTTGCCTTGACTATTGTATTAACGTAATACGGTGTAACAATTAACTCAAATTGCTCATCTTGTATCCGCGCATCAATTATTCCTAAATCAGAGTCAGTTTGCAGCACGCCATATTCAGTCATATAAACATTAGTATTATCATGTGTAAATAAAACTTCAGAAGAATAATACTTATTGTTATCAGTTTCATGAAGCGATATTAAATATTTAAGTGACCTATATTGGTCTGCAGAAAAAGTATCAACTACATAGTCAGCAGTAGTTAATCCTGGTTCTGGCATATCTGCATCTAATTCAAATAAAGACGCTCCTTTAGCCCTCTCCAAAACATATGCCGAATCAAAAAAGTTTTCTAATCCTGGCGCCGTCTGAGTAGAATCATAAATATAATTATCACCTCGAATCCAGTCATTAATTGTGTCAATAGTTCTGGCTGAATCAAATTTAGATAAAGGAACTAATTGGCTTGAATCCACTGGCTGGCCAGGAACAGGTGCGGGCCCTACAGAAAGTGTTCCACCGCCTCCATCTGCTAGGACGGTTCCTCCTAAGAAGATTGTCTCACCAGCTAGAAATAATTCTTTAAATCTTTTTGTAGGAGAACCTAAATTGTAAGCAATGTCAGTATCAGGTACCATATTACCGGTAACAATAGTACCACCAGAATCTACATTATCAGTGATTCCTGACAAAACAATATTTGTAGGCTTATTAGTGAGGTTTTCATAGTTTCGATAAAACCCCGGAGAATCTCCACCTAAGGTAGCCGCGTCATAAAAAACCTGATCAACAGATTTTATAGGAGTACCAACCATCACCTTTTTTACAATGGTAGTGCTTTCAGATACTCTTATCTCGGGGTTTTGATTTACCTTTACTACATATTTGTCAGACATTCACTCACCTAGTTACAGAAGGAGTCACTTGGGCTCTTCCTTCTAATATCCGCTCGATAATTGTATTATTGTCTGAATCCTGATATTGTAGCTCCACATCATAAACATAGCGACCGGCTTTCAATGCATCTGTTTGAGTGTTTGAAAGACTTAAAGTAATTTTGCCATCAGTAGCAGGGGTAGCTACAATACCTGTAAAGTCTACCGTGTCTGCACTATCACTGTTATAGGATTTTTTGAGTTTAGCGGATACTGTATGATTAGTCAGGTCCTTTGTCGAACCATCTAATGCAACTAGATGTACTTCTATTGCTACATCGGCCCCTTGGTCGATGGTAAATTCTTCATACTGGGCCATAGAATTCCTCGCTGATTCATTTGTCGGTACACTATCGCACCCTGCCGCTATTTGATGTTATTTATACTTTTTAAATGTTGAAGGGTCTAACTATTTTAAAATGAGTACCTAACGTTTCTAAGGTTAACTCAGTGCCACAATATCTTAACCAATATGCTAAAAATGTTCTGTTATCGAAAAAAGGTACAGCTGCTTCTATATTAGAGCATTTAGTCTGCCAAACATTATTTACAAAAATAGAAACCATTATGTCATCTTTTTTAGCAAACAAAACATCGTAATTTTGAGCTGCATTTATCGAATATTCAATACTAGTATATCCATACTGCTCTTCTACAGTAGCGCCTCTGATAAAAGATTGCATGACATCTCTAAATCCATCGACTGTGGTAGCACCCGATCTTTCAAATTCCTTTTTCATATTTTGTGTATTATTAAACCTCTCCTCAAGCCTTATAAAAAAATCAATCATAGTATGATCAAAATTTGTACTTGGGATATTTAAAAAATTATTAACGTCATTCTCTAAAGACATTATCTACCTACTATGCTTGGTTAAAAGAAAACTCTACTGTAACATCTTGTCCTGTGTCTCCACTAGCAAATCTATCCCCAGTATAAGTAACTGGACCTGATACACTTGAGGAAGAGGATGTTGCAGCATCTCTAAAGATATACGTATGAACTTCCGGAGACCATACGTAACTTTGTAGTGTATAAGAATCACTAGTATGAGAGCTTAAAGGAAAAGTAAAAATCCCTTCTTTATTAGACCACTTAAGTTTAAAAACAATGTTACCTAAAGCGTTGGGTTTAAGTGTCGGTTGTGATTGCCGGCCTCCAATCATTTCTCCAGAAGATGTGTACCCTCCATTAGAATTTTCATTGTAAAGGTTTATAAAAAAATAAAAACTCGCGCCGGTGACCCAGGTGGTAGGGTCTGTTCCGGAAGGTACGCTGGTACTTTGAGATAAATTTACTCTATTAGTAATTGCAGATACGTTTATTTCTGGTCTCCACCCCTCATATATTCCTGCTCCTGATCCTAATCTAGGCAACTTAGATTGATAGTTTTCTCTATACGGTATAATAGTTTTAACTGCAAGTAAATCAGTTGTAGAGGTATCAAATCTAATAGTGCG